TGGATGTTGTTGGTGGCCCTCTTGCCTCTATGTCAGGAAAATATCTTTATAGGATGGATATCCCAAAAGATTTAAAGAGAGACCTTAATAAGATAAAGAACTCTGGCGATTCAAGAGAAAGAGAGATGTTAAAAAATATCCCTCAAGAATTTCTAGATACTAAGAACTCTGGTAAGGGAGTAATCTTACCTGAAGATAAAACATTCACATATTTCTATAAAAAAGATGACTGGCAAGTTTGGGCTGATCCTATGACATATGCCTGCTTTGATGATCTTATTTTATATGAAAAATTAAAGCTTGCTGACAAGGCTGCTCTAGATGGTGCTGTAAATAAGATTAGAGTGTGGAAGCTTGGAAGCTTAGAGCATAAACTAGCCCCTACTCCGACAGCAGCAAATGCTCTTGGTGGAATATTAGGAGCGAATACAGGCGGTGGGACAATGGATATCGTTTGGGGTCCAGATATTGAACTTCTGGAGACTGGTACTGATGTACAGAGATTTTTAGGAGAAGAAAAATATAGACCTACTCTTATGTCTATCTATTCTTGTCTTGGTATCCCTCCTACATTGACAGGGACATTTGGAGCTAGTGGAACTACAAATAATTTCATTTCTCTAAAAACATTAACAGAGAGATTAAACTATGTTAGATCTATCCTTGCTGACTTCTGGAATTCTCAGATAAAAGCTGTTCAGAAATCTATGGGCTTCAGACAGCCAGCTCAGGTCGAATTTGATCTTACCCAATTAGATGACCCTGCTTCTATGATGCAGTTAATGATTAATTTAGCTGATAGAAATATTATTAGTGATGAGTTTCTCCAGAGACAGATCAAGGCGAAACCCGGAATTGAAGAGAAGAGAATATCAAACGAAGCTAAAAAGAGAGATAAGGGAAAGATGCCAGAAAAAGTTAGTCCATATCACTCTGTTGATAAAGATTTCTCTCTTGAGAAAATTGCTTTACAAACAGGAGTAGCTTCTCCTTCTCAGGTTGGTTTAGAACTAGATCCAAAGGCACCTGATGAGAAGAGTGCTTTAGAGATGAGGTCTAAGCCTCAGAATGGTCCCAGTACGGAAGATTCACAGTCTCCGGGAGAACCGGGAAGGCCTAAAAATTCTACTGATGACACTCCTAGACAAAGAAGAACATTCAAGCCTGCTATAAAGGCTATGACTGAATTATGGGCAAAGAAAGCTCAAGCTAAAATATCAAAGATAACTAATCCTGTTCTTCTAGATGGATTTGAAAAGAAGAATATGAGAAGTTTAAGTTCTGCGCAGACGCAGCAATCAGAGAAAGTGAAGTTTGAGATACTGTGTTCTCTAGTTCCTAACTCACAGGTCAACCAAGAGAGTATTGCTAAGGCAATAAAGTTGGGAATGAAAGATAGAAGTATCCATAACGAATGTGGGCAATGGATATCTCAAGCGTCTGAAGATTCAGAAGAACGCCTAACTATAGACGAGATTAGAAGTATTCGTGCTTCTTACTATACTTACTTTGTAGAAAAGAATGACTTATTGGTGTAAATAATAAAGAGGTAAAATAATGAGCAAAATAATTATATATCAAGCTGAAAAAAACGCAGGACTAGAGGAACAGATAAGAAGTAACGCTTCAATAGCATATGCTTCTCCTCTACATCCAATAGGTCGTATCGAACCATCTGTACTTGACTCCTTTAAGACAAAAGCTGCGAAGTTTATGTCTACTGCGGGAACAGACGATGATGATGTTTACCATACGTATTCTATTCTTGTAACTTCCTCTTGGAATAAGAATGATGATGTCTTTGGATCAGAAGAAGTTTGGTCCGCCCGCAAGACACCTCAATACAAGCCTGCAAATTTAGAACACGATGAAAAGAAAATAATTGGAAGCATCATTTCAAGCTGGCCAGTCGATGATGACTTTAATCTTGTTGATGATAATTCAACAGCTGAAGACCTACCAGACAAAATACACATTTTAGTTTCTTCTGTTATATACAGACAATGGCAAGACTCAGAATATCAAGCTCGCGCAGAAGATTTAATAAGAAAAATCGAACATGGAGAAATGTTCGTCTCAATGGAATGCATATTTAGAGGCTTTGATTATGCTGTCCAATCCCCAGAAGGTTTGAACCATATCGTGGCAAGAAATGAAGAAACATCTTTCTTGACTCGACATCTCAGATCTTATGGCGGAACAGGACAATATCAAGACCACAAAGTGGGTAGAATGTTGAGGAATATTACGTTTTCAGGGAAGGGTTTTGTCGAGAAGCCAGCAAATCCAGAAAGTATCATTTTTGATAATGATGAAGTTTTTGATTTTGCAGGCGCTTCAATAGCAAAAAACCTGTTTTCTAAAAATAATGGTGTATCAGTTAGAGTAGAACAAAACATTCTTTCTAACGCAGGTTCCGAAGAGGAGATTCTTATGACAAGCGATTTCTTGAACGAACAAGTCAAGGAGCTTAAGGAAGCACTTTCCGCCTCACAGGCAGAAATTAAAGAGCTTACTAATAAAGTTTCTAAGGCTAACGTCGAAAAACTTGAAGCTGAAACTACTGAGTTAAATCAGATGGTTGATGTTTTAGGTGAAACCGTAGCAAAAGCTGAAGAAGTAGCTAAAGAAGACGCAGTAAAGATTGAAGCTCTAGCAGCAACAATCACTGAGTTGACTGAAGCTAAAGACACAGCAGAAGCTGCAATCGCAGAAATGAAAGAGAAGGAAAAGCGAAACGCGAGAGCCACCGCCTTAATCGAAGCAGGTATTGCTGAAGATCAGGTTGAAGCTAAGCTTGACACTTTTGCATCTCTTACAGATGAGCAATTTGGCGAAGTTGTCGCTACAATTGCAAGTATTAAACCAGAAATTGTTGAAGCTGATAAAGCTGAAGCAGAAGAAGGTAATAATGAAGCCGAAGAAGCAGATGACACAGTGGAAGCTGAAGAGTCTGAAGAAGCTGAGGCTGAAGAATTGGTTGAAGAAGTTCTAGAAACCGCTTCCGTAGAAGAAGAAGCTGATCTTTCAGTTGCTTCCGATGAAGAAGTAGATGAATCAGAACACACTCGTGCCAATCTTCGAAATTGGGTTGATTCTTATGTTTTCGATAAACTAAAGATCAACAAAACCCTTAACACCAATGAGTAAAGGAGATTTCTAAATGGCACTTAAACCTGATAGAGTCGAGTTCCTCACAGACCTTAGTTTCTTCATGAATGAAACTGCTACTCGGGGACAAATTGTAACGCACAGTTCAGATGGTTCCGGAGCAAGCATGGACGATAGTAGCGCCAAAGTTATTGTAGCTACTGGAGTCAGTGGTCTCTGTGCTGGACTTCTTTTGAATGACGTTGTAGATCTAGATTTAACACGTCAACACATCAATTTTGCCAAAGATGAAGTACAAAAGGGAAGTAAAGTCCTTTAACATTGATGGAAGCACTCCCTCTGCCGGTGGCAAGGCTTACTTCGACAATGTCGGTAAACTTACCACTACAGCATCAAGTCAACAAATTGGACGCTGGCTTTCAGCTAAAGATGCTGACGGATATGCTAAAGTAGAAATTAACATCGTTTAGAGGAGAAGAAAAATGACGAGAAAGTTATTTGACCCAACTCCCGAAATGGATCAGGTTTTACGCCAAGCCGGTTCGTTGATCAAAGAAGAATCCCTAGGAGCTACAGCAGAACTTGCTAAAGCTCTTGAGCTTCCTCTTCGAAAAGGAGTTATGAGTGGCGATATTCTCGATGGTATCTTCGAAGCGATACGTCTGGCACCCGGTGCAAGCGCTGAATTTCCTTTGGATCTTCTAGCTCCCGGAACAGAAAGTGATTTCGTAGCTTATACTATCCCTAATCATGGCAGAATTCCTGAACGAACTGTTGAGGGTGACTATGTAATGGTTCCGACTTATGACGTTGGTGCATCTATCGACTTTTTGTTGAAATATGCCCGTGACGCTCGTTGGGATGTTGTTGGACGTGCAATGGACGTTCTTCAAGGTCAGTTTGTTAAGAAGATGAACGATGATGGCTGGCACACAATTATTAGTGCTGGTGTTGACCGTAACATCTTGGTATATGACGCTGATGCATCAGCAGGATACTTTAGTAAGAGACTTGTCTCTCTCATGAAAACTATCATGAGACGTAATGGTGGCGGTAATAGTTCTTCTATTAATCGTGGTCAGATGACAGATCTCTTCCTCAGTCCAGAAGGTCTTGAAGACATTCGAAACTGGGGCGTAGATGAAGTTGATGATGTCACACGTCGTGATTTGATTACTAAAGAAGGTGGTCTTTTGACTAGAATCTTCCAAGTAAATCTTCATGACATTGATGAGCTTGGTGAAGGCCAAGAATATCAAGTATACTACAGCACCGATCTTGCTGGAACCCTTCCGGGAACCAAAAAAGAGATCGTTGTAGGTCTTGACTTATCAAGCAACGACAGTTTTGTTATGCCTGTACGACAAGAAGTACAGATCTTTGAAGATGACACGCTTCATCGCCAAAGACGCGCCGGTATGTACGGCTGGGCAGAGCACGGCTTCGCTGTTCTCGACAATAGACGAGTTCTTCTTGGTGCATTCTAAGATAACCTCGGCTTGAGTTTATAACAAGTCGCCTTTAGTGACCTTAGCGTTGCTGAGGGCGGCTTTTTTTAATAAATAAGAGGAGTCCCT